CCTTGGCAATACTACCAAGTAGTTTGGTATAGCATCATAACAGGCATCGATAATTGGAAATTCATAGGGTTTGCCCCACACCTTAGAATCTCAGGTAATCCTATAATGACGCATGATCTAATTATAGATAGGGAAACTAAGGATAGGGTTTTCCAAGCTGTTCTAAAATTTTGGGAGTGCTTAAAGTCAGGGACTCTACCAGAGATAATTAATCCTACTAAGGAAGATTTAAAACTACTGTATCCAGAAAGCACTATGGATTGGGTAACTAGCACAGAGAAAATAGACATTGCTGTTGCCAGACTTAGTGAGATTAAAGAAAAATATTTAAAGCCTTTGGTAGCAGAAGAAGAGACTTTAAAAAATCATATTAAATCTTATATGGGTAAGGCTGGCATTCTAGTAGGGCAGGAAGGACAACAGTTAGTTTCGTTTAAAAATTCTAAGACACAAGTTAAGACAGACTATAAGGCTATCGTTGAGTCTTTGCGTGCGCATTTATCAGCACATCCGTCTGATGAATCTGATTATGCTATGTCTTTGTTGGGTGATTTTGAGAATGAACATACCAAGGCTTATGTCCAATCACGCAGATTTCTAATAAAGTCTAACACATAGGACATCATCAGTACCACAAATGTCCTTTGACAAAATTTTTAAATAGGAGTTGGTATGTCAATAAACAATAATAACGGGGGTTCACCTAGGAAAGATGAGCCAAGTAATAAGAGTGCCTTAGGTACATTCCCTGTAGCTGTAGCAATTAAGGTAGACAATTTAAGAAAATTAATTAAGAACTTAGAGGAGGCTTGTGCGCAGGATAAAGAATCAGGGTTACTTATGTATCTCAATAGGGATGATATTAAATTATCAGATTCTAATGGGGTGCTTCGTGTTATAATTACTTTAGATTAGGGGGTATAATGCCAGAAAAGACTAGTGATAAAAAGCTGGCTGAGCTATATGCTACATTTCAGTCAAAAGAATTTAGGGAAGATATAGCAAAATGTATTAAGGATAAGGGGTGTAAGGGTATGGATTACATTCCTTGGTCTAATGTTATGGATAGATTTTTTAGGAATTGTCCTAGTGCTACTTACGAATTCCATACTTACCAACTACAACTTAACGATAAGGGAATAGAGTGTAGAACCGTTAGACCTTTCATGGGTGATGCAGAAGGAGGATACTTTGTATCAACTAGCATTACCTGTTACGGGACTACTCGCTCTATGACTTCACCTATTTATGGCAGAACTTTTACTACCGTAAATCTTAAACCAACTTCAAGAGATGTTCATAATGCTCAGATGCGTTGCTTATGTAAAAACGCTGCCATGTTTGGTTGCGGTATAGAGCTATGGACTAGAGAAGAAGAAGCACAGCTAGAGGCAGAAGAAAAAGAACCTGCTAGTACAGGTCTGGAGAGAGAGGATATTGTGAACGTAGCTATAGATACTTTTGGTGGCGAAGAAGTTCATGCTAATCCTCCAGTACCGTCAGCATCCGCACAGGGTGTATCTCCAGACCAGATATGTAAGAAATGCGGTGCTGTTTTGGTTATGAAGAATGGGAAGTTTGGTAGTTTTTGGGCTTGTCCTAATTATCCTGAATGTAAATTCACCGCCCCAATAAATCCATAGGGCATTTGGCGATTGGCACAAATTTTGCAATATTAATATTATTATTATTATTAATTATTATTATTATTATTATTATTAATAATTATGGCAGACAACTTAGTTAGTAGGTACACGCTCTTTTGGTAGGGTATACGCTGAAACCTAAGTTGTTCTGCTAATGGAGATACTATGGCAGAGTTAGCAGGTAGTATGTTTTCCACTACCTTTGCGGATAGAGATGTCGAACGTGCTATTCTATCTGCTATTGTGGGAAATAAGGAGCAAGCTTCTTTCTTTATGGACAGGTTGAGTACGGATGACTTCCACTACCGTATCCATCAAGAGTTATACTCAGAAATTAAAGACACATTTAAGCTAGGTGGTGATTTAGATTTTATAACAATCAAGTCTAGCTTCAATAACCAAAAGAGACACCAAGAAGTATTAGAAGAAATACAAAGCATTGATACTCCTTCCGATTTACATGAGCAATACTGTAAGATATTAAAAGAATTCTCTTCCAAAAGACTTGTATCTAATCTTTGCGCTAAGGCACAGACCTTTCTTAATAGCAATAAAGAATCCTCTGAAGTTATAGATGTACTCCAAGCAGGGTCTACTGAGATTATCAGGTCAAAAGATTTTATGTTAGAAGAATCCCCTGTATCCACTACCGAAGATTGGATAGGTGAAATACAAGAAGAGATGGATCAAGGGGAGAGGAAGCAAGGTGTATATGATGGCCCCTCTATTGGTATGCCACTACTAGATAATAAGATGCGTGGCTTACAGGATATAAATGTTATATCAGCACCTACTGGTCATGGTAAATCCATGCTTGCTCTTAATTGGGTGGTACATATAGCAAATAAAAATTTATCTGGTCGTGTACTATATATTAATTACGAAATGAATAGAAAGCAGCTAGCTAGAAGAATACTAGCAATCGGCTCTGGTGTTACATACGATGAAATATATAACAGAAGATTTAGAAGTAAAGAAAATGCAAAAGCATATAGTGATGCGAAAGCATTATTCCTAGAGCATAAGAATTTAATTATTACTGGTAACGAACCTAAGACTTTAGCCACTACTATGGCTTTAATACAAGAACACGTTACTTGCCACAACGTAAAAGTTATTGTCATAGATCATTTGGGTGAAATTACTAGTGAGCGTGATGAATATAATATGGAGCATTGGATCAAGCTACAGAAATATGTGAAGGAATTAAAGAATGTGACCACACGATTAGGAGTTAGGCTTATTGTGGTAGCCCAGCAAAACAGAGAGGGATACAACAATGGGCTTGGATCAGCAGGTGGGTTAGGTAGAGTCGCAGGGACATTGGAATTAAGCAGAATATGTGATTGCTTTATCAATATGTATACGACTAGAGAAGGAGATAATATTATAGCATTAGAAAAGAATCGTAATGGAGAGTCTTGTAAATTCAAATCTAACTTTGATGGGGCAAGACAAAAGATCACATTAGAAGGAGTAGTATGACTAAGAAGAAAACTACTAACAGCACAGATAGCACTAATAAATATTATGAAGTTAAAGTTTACGATAAAGACGGTAAGCTAAAAGAGATCATTCCGCCTAGTAAGGTCAAGGAACTTTCTTGGAAAAATTTTAAACGCCAAACAAACTGGAGAAGGCAGGCTAGCAAGGAATATAAAACATTTAAAGCTATGAAAGAAATGGAGGATAATAACAATGCATGAGGGTAATGGATATGTAGTAGGGAGGGAGTGCCAAGGCTGTAATGAGGAAGGCCACGACCATAGCATAGCTTACTTATTAGAGGATCACCCAAGACTCAGTAAGAAAAGAAAAATTTTTCAAACTAAGGCAGAGGCAATAGATTACATAGAAGAAGTTTTAGATATGTCTAGGGAAGAGGTTATGATTATACCAGTTGAGGAGATACTAGATGACGAATAGTAGAGATAAGGGAAAGCGTGGGGAGAGAGAGGTATGTCATTTACTTAGTGAACATCTAGGCAAAACCGTAACAAGAGAGCTTGGTGCTTCAAGGGATGGTGGTTGCGATATTAAAATTACAATAGGAGAGTTCACTTACTTCATAGAAGTTAAACTATATAGAAAGGTTACACAAGCTTGTGTATCGAAATGGTGGGAGCAAGCACTAAGGCAGGCGCATGAAGATACCAAGGCGTTAAATCCTATACCTGTATTGATCTACAGGCAGAGCCATTGGAAATACTGGGAAGTTGTAGTACCTTTGAAGTATATGATCTGGCAACTAGGCGCAAATAATAAACTTGCTGATAAAAAAGGGGAGCATACTGTTACAATATGTATTATGTTTTTAGCAGACCTAATGAGAATGGGAATAGAAAGAGAAACAATCTCTAACGGAACTACGGAAATTTATATGGAAGAATAGAGCGTATGACTTGCCAAGCCTGTGGGTGTAAAGAAGAAATTATGATACATGGACACTACCAATGCGCTGCTTGTGGCAGGATGAACTACGAATGTTGCCAAGGAGAAACCCAAGTAGCAGAGGAAAAAATTATAGAGCCACCTAAGGTATGTAATGAATGTTGGAACTATGAAGATGACCATAAACCTTATTGCAAAAGACTATTAGATGCCTAAGTATCCCATAACTATAAGGGAAGGAGACTCTATGCATGGACACAACTACCCCTCTAAAGTTTTATTAAAGTGGTATGAAGTTTCTACTGCCATTCATATAGTAGGACTACGACATACTGAATCTTTAAGAAAGAGTATGCAAGATAAGCATGGCTATAAGGGGAGGGATATGCAAGACAACTTGTATGGTGTACTAGGAGAAATAGCCTTTGCGAAAGCAACTAATACTTACTTTCCTATGACTGTTAATACATTCAAAGATGCTGATGTAGGTATTGATTGGCAAGTGAGAACCGTAGGGAGCAATAAGAATAGAGATTTAATAGTAAGGCCTGCTGACCCTACCAGCCACAAGTATGTCTTAGTAGAGATCACCAAGTCTAATCCATTCTATGAAGCTAGAATACATGGTTGGATAGAGGGAATACAAGCTAAGAGAGAGATATATAAATCAGATTTTGGACACCCCGAAAGACCCCATGCCTACCGCATACCGAAAAAAGATTTAAGGTCAACAGCATGGATGCCAATATAACGGCCTGAGTTGCCGTGTATTGGACGATCTTAATTAACTCCTACCCCACACCCCAATTATTTATTTCGGCCTCTATTTCGATTTCTCGAAGTCAATCTTAAATTAGTCCTGCTATTATTCATAGGGTTTCTATCCCTATGGTCTACGTCTTGGCTACTTCTACGCCCGTTTAATACTTTCCTTCTAGCGGCATTCCTAGCCGCCCTGCGTTTTATTTGCTTAGGTCTACTATGGTAAGTTCTATACTCCTTAGCATAATCTCTAGGCATAACTTCTTTTTACTCCTTCTAGTTATATCTTCCTACCATTTAAGGGGACACACCCCATATTGAGATTTTTAGGTAACGACTCTTTTGGTATTTCTTTTATTTTCTGTATGCATTTTTTCTCGCTATCGAAAAATTCCATGATCTCTACCTCTACAACATGAGGCTCTGGAATTAAAGCTAACTTAACAAATAAGAGTAACCACATTGCTACCTAATCTTTCTAATTTCTTTTATACAGGCTAATGGTATATGAAACCTACCTTCCAATCCCTTATCAGAGGAAAGACTCCTACAAAGTATTAGTTCTACTTCTGTTTTATCCAACTCATATCCTATGGTTTTAATATACATAGGTGTTTTATCAAGGCCGTCTATATATTCCCAGCTCTCCTCAGCCTGAGCATCTACCCAGCATACCTCCACAATCTTATTCTTCTTTGTGTATAGTGAAATTTCATTTTTATTTTTTTTAGGCATCTACCTGTTACCGTTAATTCCCATCCAAGCAGCTACAGTACCAAGCATAGCTACCAATGCGGTGCCAACACCCTGTACTGTTTTTATTTTTGTATCTATACGGTTTACCCTAACGTGTACCTCTTCTATTTTTGTTTCATTAGAGGCAATCTCATTAGAGAAGGTAGTTATAAGCTCATCTATTCTCTGGAATCGTAAGGCTTCTAGCTCCTCATGCGCAGAAAATTTATCTTCAATAAACTCTTTAAGGTGATGAATGTCATTGCTATCTTGCATTATAAATCTTTATTTAAAATACTTATCCACCATCTGTAATTGCTCGTCATACTTAGCCAATGACTCGATCTCTTTCGAGACGGTCTCAATATGGTCAGGGTGATCTGCAACACCTACGCTGTTCGTTATGAGATTTTCGATATTGGCTTTGTGTCTGCTGATCTGCCCTGTATAGTAGGCTCGTAAAGCATCTAGTAATTGTTCTCGCATTTTAATTGTCCTTTTTTAGTTTGACTTCTACCGCTTGTACTGCCGAGGCTTTACTCTTTTCCAATTCGTTACACCTGATATGCAGTTGGCTAATATCAGCCTTGTATTCTTTTCGCTCAATAGAAGTGACTCTTAATTGGTCTAACTTCTTGTCCACGTTATCTATCTTCTGTGTCAGTTGATTCGC